GGGAACCATGTTGTTCCCCAGGTTGCGGGGCAGAACTTATCTGCCCCCGTCCAGCATGCGGAAGTGCCTATGCTGGTACGGGAGTCCAAGGCAGCAGCACCGAATGTAGCTGCCCTAATTGCCGGAGACAAGGTAAAGTCCCGGTCTGCCAGGAAACATGCCGCACAGAGAGCAAAGAAACGTCTGTTGAAAGCACAGGGGGGCCCAGTCCCTCTTGTTCAGGGAGCAATCCCGACGCAGAGCAAGCGAGCTGCAAAGCGCGCTGCGAAGGCGGCGAAACAACAGGCGGCTCCTGTGCCCCAGGTGAATCAGTTGGCGCCAGTTGCCCAGCCAGTTGCAAAACTGAGCAAAGCAGCGCGACGCCGGCAGAACCAGAAGGCGAAAAGTGCGGTGGCGAAGCAGGTGCCACCGCCACCGAATCCGTTGGGAAACCGCCGGGCCAGACGGGCTGCCCAAGCCCTCCTCAAGATACAATCTGGAGAGGCTCCGGCGTCCATGGCCAAGTGGGCCGAGCAAGCCCTCCTCAAGGCGAAAGCTGGAGGGGCTACGGGGCCCTTTGGGCGCAAAACACCCATGCCAAAAGGCAAAGGTATCCTAAAAGTTCAGTTGGGGCCGGGTGCGGCCCAGCAGGACGTCGGGTTCAAAAAGGCGATACAGAGACAAGGAATGAGCTTACCCGCAAAGGGTGGGTTTGTATTCCGGGAATCGACCAAGATGAATGGTGGTGCCCAGGAGTTCAAGTGGCCAGAAAACCCGTTGTTGGATTGGCCGGCTCCGGAACCACTCAGCCCGACCTTGTTTCCATCGTGGGAGCTACCCCCAGCGCAGGACGGCTTTCGGATGTGGTGCATCGACAATCTCGATCATCTAATTTGGGGCAATACAGCGGTGAGGGATCAGCTATGCAATGCGATAGCGAGCTTCCAGGAGTTCTTGGCTCCACCGATGTGGACCCCGCCTATGTTGCCGCTGGATTGGACGGAATGTGGTCCGATGGGGACCGCACAGCCCATCACTGGGGGATACGGACAATATCTGTCCCATGGCTCAAGCAGTGTGAGCGGACCGAACGACCAGGGCGCACCCGCGCCGAAGCTTTAAGCGCGCTTGTATCTAGTTATCCCATGTGGGCCTTGCAGCCACACATGAGGGCAGATGCGAGTGATTATGTGATTCGTGCGAAAATTGAGAAATTAATTGACGTAATTCCAAACACTAGCACGCCAGGGTATCCTTTCCAGTGTACCGGTGCTTCGACCAACGAAAAGTTGAAGCTGAGGTATAGGGAGGAGATTATCCAGGCTGTGATGAAGGTTTTTAAGTTTTATAGGAGTTGTACTCCCGAGGAATTTAGAACTAACCCCCTCAAGAAATTGCAGGATGGGTTGAGGTATCCGTACATCTTTAGTGTAAAGAAAGAAGCACACAAGCGTGAGAAAGTTAAATCTGAGAAATGGCGTATCATCATTCCAAGTGGCATCGTCAACCAGCTCGTTGAGCGTATGATCATTTGTGGGTTTCAAACTTCCCTTGATGAAAATTATGGGAAAACCCAGCAAGCCACGAAAATTGGCTTTGATGATGAGGGCCACCAGATTGTTGGTCGCATGTATGAGGAGAAAACCAAATTGCACGGTTTCCCCGGTGTTGGCAGTGATGCAACCGGGTGGGATGTAAGTGTGTGTGAAGTTGGTCACTACACTTTTGGCGATTTGCTCGTTAGTACGTGCATCGGTTCAAAACAAGATATCCTTAATTACCAGCAGATTGTTCGTTCAATGTGCTTGGAAAATTCGGATCCCCTGTTTGTGATTGACGGGGCTGTTGTGAAACAGGCTTACCCCGGAAAAGTGCATTCAGGGTGTTACGTTACGACTCCAGGAAATGGAGCCCAGCGCGGATATTTAGTTCATAAATCTGGAGGAACGTGGAGCATTACAAGAGGTGACGACTGTGTTGAGTGGAACAGCGTCTTCTCTAATTATG